GCTTTGCCCAGTTCCTCTACGACGCCATGGTCAACACGCTGATGGTGACCAAGGGTGCCTGCTACGTGTGCATGAGTTCATCGGAGCTCCACACGCTGCAAAAGGCCTTCACTGACGCCGGCGGCAAGTGGTCGACCTTCGTCATCTGGGCCAAGAATAATTTCACGCTCGGGCGCGCCGACTATCAGCGCCAGTACGAACCCATCCTCTATGGCTGGAAACAGGGCGCCGACCATTTCTGGTGCGGGGCACGCGATCAGGGCGACGTCTGGTTCGTGGACAAGCCCCGGGTCAATGATCTTCATCCCACCATGAAGCCGGTGGAACTCGTCGAGCGCGCCATCACCAATTCCTCGAAGAGCCGCGACATCGTCCTCGACCTCTTCGGCGGCTCGGGCTCCACCCTGATTGCCGCCGAGCGCACGGGCCGCGCCGCGCGGTTGATGGAACTTGATCCGAAATATGTCGATGTGATCGTTCAGCGCTGGCAGGACTACACGGGCAAGAAGGCAGTGCTCGACGGCGAAGATCGGACCTTCGAGGATCTCAAATCGGCGCGCCTTGCGAAGGACGCCGCCTGATGCAGACGCGGCTGATGTCAGTCCTCGAGTCGATTGCAAACGTCGAACGCATGAAGCCCGCATCTGCTGCGGGCTTCGGGCCAAAAAAGCTGCCTCTGCTCAGATGATGCGATAGACGCGGCCTCTGGTCTCATCCTTCTCGGAGGTGATGGTGAGGCCCAGTTTCTTCTTCAGCGCGCCTGCCATTGCACCTCTCGCGGTATGTGATCGCCACGCGGTGGCGGTGACGATCTCGTCGATGGTGGCGCCCGAGGGGCGCTTCAGCATTTCGATCAGGAGAGCCTGTTTCGTGCCCGCGCGGACTTTACGTTCCTTTGGAGCCTCAGCCGTTATCGGTTCTTCGGTCTCGGTCTCTGGCTTTGCCAGCACGAGCTTCTGCCCATCCTTGGCGTAGTCGCCCTCGCTGGCATTGCCGCAAAGTTCAAGCATGCCCTTCTTGACGAGGCTGGCAATCGCCGCGCCATAGGCACGGGGATCGGCTTTGGAACCCGAGCGTTCTCGGGTGGGTACGGTGCCGTTGTTGCGGGCGACAGCGGTGAGGATGACCTGCTCGGTGTCGGTGAGTTTCGTCATGGGTCTGCTCCTTGCGGGTTGCGGACCGGCGGTGTTGCCGGTTCCTAGGACCGCGAGCCCCGCGCATCAGGCGGGGCGGAGCGTTGGTTGCCGCAGCAGTTACTCGGCGTGCTCGCCTTCCTTGAAGGCGGCGTCGGTAATGCGCTTCAGGAGCCCGGCATAATGTTCGAGGTCGCCCACATGCCCCCAGTGAAGAGTGTCAGGGTCGGCATGGAAGTGGTCGTCGCTCAGCGCCTTGATCCGGGCGAGCATCGCGTCGATCTCGGTCTTCCTGGTGATGAAGGCGGCAAGCGCCTCGCTGTTGTCGGTCGGCCAGTTGCGCATCGGGGGCTCCTTTGTTGAGCCCATACAGGCTTCATCGGAGCGTGAAGCCAAGCGGAATGAACGATCATTCCATTGCTATTGTTGAACAATTTCGGGCTGGGCGGTCATGACGGAGCAATCGGGCCTGATCCCCATCGGTCAGGCGGCACGGCTGTTGATGATCTCGGAAGAACGGATCCGCCAGCTCGTCAAACAGGGCTATGTGCCGAAATCCGAAAAGCGCGGTTACGTCCAGCTGGTCGGCGCCGTCCAAGGCTATCTCAAATACCTCAAGGAGGATGAGCGCCGCTCGACCAGGTCGGCGGCCGACAGCCGGGTGCGCGATGCAAGGGCGCTCGAGATCGAGCTTCGGATTGCCGAGCGCACGCGCGACCTGATCCCGCTCGAGGATGCACTCACCGACATGGCGGAGCTTGCAGGGCTCGTGCGCTCGGAACTGGCGGGGCTGCCCGCGCGGCTCACCCGCATCATCGACGAGCGGCAGAAAGTTGAAACGGAAATCGATGGTGTCCTCACGCGCCTTGCCGAGCGAGCCGCTCAAAAGGCTCAAAGCCTGGAGGCTGGCCGAGGCCATCCTGCGGCCGGCACCCCGGCTGCCGCCTGACGAGTGGGCGCGTCTAAATCGTGTTTATCCGGAGACCTCGGGTCTGCCAGGGCCGCGTGATCCCTCGATCACGCCCTATGTCATTCCGGTGGTGCGGGCAGTTCATGCCGGTCATTACAAGCGGGTCGTCATGGTCTGCGGGGCCCAGATGGGCAAGACCGACGGACTGCTCGATATCATGGGCGCCCGCCTCGATCAGCGCCCGGCACCGATTCTCTATGTGGGTCCGATCCGGGATTTTCTGACCGACCAGTTCGAACCGCGGCTGATGAGCCTCCTCGACGAAGCGGAGAGCCTGGCGGCGAAGGTTGTCCGCGGGCGGCGGATGAAGAAGACCCTGAAGGTCGTGGCCGGCGTTCCGGTGCGCCTGGCGCATGCCGGGTCCTCGGCGGGCCTAAAATCGAGCCCGGCGGCGCTGGCCCTCGTCGACGAATACGACGAGATGCTGGCGAACGTGAAGGGCCAGGGCGACCCACTGGGTCTCGTCGAAGCCCGCGGCGAAACCTATGCCGACTTTGTCACGGCGATTACGTCGACACCCTCGCGCGGCCTGGTCGAGACCGAACGGGATGAGCGGAGCGGCCTGACCTTCTGGAAGCCGGGCGATCCGGAGTCGGTTGAAAGCGCCATCTGGAAACTCTGGCAGTCTGGCACGCGCCATCACTTCTGCTGGCCGTGTCTCCACTGCGAAAAGTATTTCGTGCCGCGCTTCGAGCAGATGCGTTGGCCCGAAAACGCCACCCCGGCGGAGGCGGCGAAAGCGGCGCAGTTGCAGTGTCCCCACTGTGGCGGCCTTCACCATGATGACGACAAGACAGAGATGAACGCCCGGGGCCTCTATGTGGCCCCCGGCCAATGGGTCGAGGACGGCGAGGTTCAGGGCCACCCGCCCGATAATGCGGTGATCAGTTTCTGGGCGAGCGGGCTTGCGAGCCCATTCGTCACCTGGGGCACAAGGATCGAGCGCTATGTCCGGGCCCTTGCGTCTGGGGATCCCGACCAGCTGCAGACCGCGCTCAATGCCGGGTTTGGCGAATGTTACACGCCGGCCTCGGGGCGCGATGCGCTGGACTGGCAGGAGATATTGCAGCGGCGGCAGCCCTACCGGATGAAGGAGGTGCCGGACGGCGTGTTGCGTCTCGGCATGGCCGTCGATGTGCAGAAGCTGTCGCTCTACTACACGATCCGCGGCTTTGGATCACGCGGTCGGTCCTGGCTCATCGACCGGGGGCAGTTGTTCGGCCCCACCGATGATGACGAGGTCTGGAACGCCCTTGCCGATCTGATGCTCACGCCCATCGCAGGACTGCAGATCGAGCGGGTATTCATCGATTCGGGCTTTCGGCCCAACAAGCCGGATGGCGGCGATGAGCACAAGGTCTACGAGTTTACGCGCCGCTATCCCTGGCTGGTCTCGCCGACCAAGGGGCGGGCCACCATGTCGCCGCCTTACCGGGTGTCGAAGATCGAGGTGACGTCGAAGGGAAAGCAGGCGTCCTACTCGATCAATCTCGTCTGGCTCTCGACCGACTTTTTCAAGTCGCTGCTGGTGTCGCGAATCCGCACACCGCTCGACCAGCCCGGGTCCTTCATCGTGCCCGACGACATCGACGAGGATTATGCAAAGCAGCTGGTATCGGAGGTGCGCGTCGTCGACGGCGCCACGGGCAAGCCGCAATGGGTGCAGCGATCCAGGCAGAACCACTATCTCGACTGCGAGGCGCTCGCGATGGCGATCGGCTACTCGCTGAACGTCCAGCGCATTCCCGAAGGCATCCTGCGGGAGCGCAGCGAAACAGCGCTTGCCGACGCGCAAGACCACGAAATCAGGAGCAAGTCTGAGACGGTCGCAGCACTCGCAGTGGCCGCTGCTCCTGACTTGCGCGCCCGCTTTGCCGGGCTTTCCTCACGTTTGAACAGGTGACGCATGGGCATGTTCGACATGGTCCGCGACTGGTTTACCCCAGTCCGCGGCCGCCACGTCACGCCGCCAGCCATCCGGGCCGACTTCATGCGCGGCAATCGCGGTGTGGTGTTTGGCGGCTGGCGCCCTGCCCTGCGCGAAGCCGCTGACGATGTCGGCGCATCCTGGGACCTCGCCGCGGCGCGCACCATCGATCTGATCCAGAATTCCGGGTGGATGGCGGGCGCGCTCGATCAGGCGGTCGCCAATACGGTGGGTACCGGGCTCCGGCTCAAGGCCATGCCGGAAAACGACCTGTTCGGCATGAGTAACGCGGAAGCAGAGGCATGGGCCCAGACTGTCGAACAGCGCTGGAGCCTGTGGGCCCATCGGCCTTACGAATGCGACATCGAGGGCCGCCGGTCCTTCGGCCAGATACAGGCCGCTGCCTTCCGCTCCTGGTTTGCGACCGGCGAGATCTGGGCAGAGCTGCCTTGGCGCGAGCGCTCTGGCAGCCGTTATGGCACCAAGGTGCGGCTCGTTCCGCCGCACCGCATTCCGCGCCGCAGTGACACCTTACGCAATATCGTTCAGGGCGTGCGCATGGACTCTGACGGCATGCCCGTCGGTTACCTTGCCACCCGAAAGGATCCATCCCTTGGTACGGTGGAATATGATGTCAGCGCCCGCGATGAGTTGGGCCGCACCCGGGTCATTCATGTCTTCGACGGGATGCCGGGGCAGATCCGGGGCATCAGTCCGCTTACCCCCGCCTTGCAGGTGGCGCGGCAGTTCGACCAGCTGTCGGACGCGACGCTGACCGCAGCGATCCTGCAGACGGTGTTTGCGGCCTCCATCACCTCGGACGAGCCGACTGAAGAAGTGCTTTCCGGTCTACTGACGCCGCAGGAACAGGCAAGGTTGTCTGCAAGCGGGATCTCGCCGTGGGACGCCTATGTGCAGGCGCAATCGGGCTGGTACGACAACGCCACCATCAACCTCGGCATCAATGGCCGGATTGCGCATCTGTTTCCGGGCCAGAAGCTGGAACTTCACCGCGCCCAGCACCCGCATTCCGATTACCGGGACTTCGCCGCCCACCTCCTGCGCGAACTGGCCCGCTGCATGGGCCTCACCTATGAGAGCGCCACGGCGGACTACACCAACGCGACCTATTCGAGCGTGCGCATGGCCACGGGCGAGATCTTCCAGATCACGCTCTATCGCCGCGCCCATCTTGTCGCGCCTTTCTGCAATGCCGTCTACGAGGCCTGGCTCGAAGAGGAGATCGTCCGCGGCGGCATCCCGTTCCCGGGTGGGCTCGAGGGCTTCCTTGCCAACCGCTCGGCAGCCTCCCGCGCCATCTGGCGTGGTGCGCCCAAGCCCCAGGCCGACGATCTCAAGAT